TTTCGGGGGAGAAGTGACCTGAGTAAGGTCATCCATTAGTTGGCTCCGGTACGTCGGCGTTAATGCGGACGTCGGCAATTTCTATGAGGAGGCGCATAGACCTCCGAAAGGAGGTTATATGCAAGAACTTCGTAGACGGTCTGGAGGATATGATACTACTGAAAAGTCTTTGACTCGCCAGTGGTTTCATGTCGACCCCGGTGACACGTTGTACGATCAGGGCGAAGTCGAATGGACTTGCGCTGGTCGTTACAATTCGTTCATCGGGTGGGACAATCCAGACTTTCACCGTAGGCGGGCTAAGGGCGAATTACTACCTCACACACCATGGGAAAAGTTTTCCAATGAGTGGAGTAGTACGGGAATATTTGACGTTCGCTGGTTCGACGGGGTTAATACCTGTCGAGCTTGGCATACCGGCAATGTCCCAATTCGCACGTCAGTGGATCCTTCTTCCGAATTAGTCAAAGCGTTCGCTTCCGATATTACGACCGATATGGTCCAGGAAGCGGCTGCCGCGATTTATTCGTCAGGATACGATGCACTGACTGCCTTAGCTGAATTAACGGAAGTCCGCAAGATGTTTGCGAACGCAGCCAAGATGCTGCTTTCGCTACGCATCCCTCGTGGCTTTAGTCGAATATCATCATTCGAAAAGACAATGAAGGGACGCAGCAACGAGTGGCTCGAGTTTCGTTACGGGTGGCGAACGTTCGTTTTTGACCTATTGGCCATAAACGATACGATCAAGACCTGGAACGATAAAGCTCGTGACCGTTATTCAGAGAGTAAGTATTCAGTTAATCTGCATAATTACTCTACCGTTATCCAAGTGTCAGACTACTTTTACCAAGCCGATGACTTAGTCACCGACGTGGGACGAGTAAGACATATTGGATCGGTGACGGCAGACATCATGGTCCCTAAGTTACAATTCAACCCCTTCAATACGGCGTGGGAATTAGTTCCTTTGTCGTTTGTTGTGGATTGGTTTGTTTCTATTGGGAAAATGTTATCTGCCATGTCGTTTCTCACTTTTCAGACGCAGTATAGTGCCTCGGCTGGTGTCGCTGTCGAAATCCAACGTGATGTCACCCGGTCAATAACCGGGGGCCAAAACGGGTGGACGTCGGGCGGCCATACGGGGACTAGCACGTCCAAAAGTGAGTACGTAGTTCGTAATCCTTGCAGAGTACCTATTACCCCGCATTTCAAATTGAACCTCGATGGCCTCAAGATCACAGATCTATTGGCTCTCGTTGTTCAAAGAATTAGGAGGTAAACATGGCTGCAATGACTACGGCCCTCACAGAGTTCTCTACTAATGGGAACTCGCGCACGTCGACGCTTAGCGGACATACTGCTGTAAGTCCGAAGATAGTGATCGAAAAACGGCGTGTCCCGGAAGGGAACCAAACCATGATCGAATACAGTTTTAAGCTCGTTCGAGCTACTGTAGACGCTGATGGCGCGGTTCTCTCTAACAAGGTCACCATGGAGAGTATTGTACGTTACCCGGTACTCGGTGCGAGTGCCGACGTAACCGCTGCTTTGGCTACATTTGCCGACATTGTGTCGGGAGATGAGTTTGCCAATAGCATCAGTACTCAAGAGTGGCTGTGATGCCTAGGTACATCTTCTTAATTGTCGAAATCGCTCGTGCTATCCTTAATCGGTTAGCAAAGCTTATCGTCAATAAGTCGAAAACTTAGTAGTCACACACCCTTTTACCATGGAAAGGATTCCACAATGGAACCAAAAGAAATAGTGTACGACATATGTCGATACTATCTCAATGACCTTACAGGGGTGAGTCCCGCTCTTTTCGATAAAGTGAAGGGTTACCTTCGCTCTCGAAATTTAGCCGGACTCACTACCTGCTCCCGTCACTTCGACTCAGCTTGTCATACAGTCGAGGATTGGCGTTCGCTGAGACAGGTCGAAGCCTTCTTTAAGAAGAATTCGGCCTTCTCTGATAGAGAAACGTGTGCAGAAACAGCACGCCTTAGCTTCATCGAAGCTGAACGTGTCTGTTCTGACACGAATCTCCGCCTCAAGCCTTTCGTTCGTAGGCCCGATCTGTTGGATCGTGACCTATACGTCAAAGTCATGAGGATGAGACGTTACATTAGTAACGTGCTCGGCGACTTCAGTCCTTTCCTGGATTCTTTGCCGAATCTTGTGAGGGTGACTCCGGGAGCCACTGCCAACGCGAAACGTAAAGATAGTCTGCCTCAGTTAAAAATGAGTATGCGCACCTTCGCTTCGGAAGGTGCCGCAAGATATGTAGACGCCCTCTACCGTTTTTACGGTTTTAGGAGTCCACGTATCTCAGACTGTCCGTCTAATCGCGTTGAGCTTGTACCGAAGAATTGGAAGACAAGTCGTACCATCGCATGTGAGCCGGAAGGGAATCTTCCCCTCCAACTCGCATTCGACACGTACGCCAAAAGGCGCTTGCGTCACTTTGGAATAAACTTGTCGGACCAATCTGCAAATCAACGTGCTGCAAAACACGGATCCATCCATAACAACAATGTTACGGTGGATTTCTCTCAAGCATCAGACACGATAGCCTATAATGCTGTTCAATTGGTATTTCCAATTGATTGGCTAGGTTATTTGAATGATGTTAGAGTCCCTTGTTACAGGGGTGTGTTCGGCAGTGGTACGTATTCCAAATTTTCCTCAATGGGAAATGGAAGTACGTTTACCATCGAAACGTTGATTTTTGCTGCCGCCTGTTATGCTGTCGGAGCGCGTAAGTTCCTAGTCTATGGTGACGATGTCATCATGGACAAAGAATACTACGAGCCTTACCGCCAGCTAACAGAGTTTCTTGGGTTTTCCATTAATACGGAAAAGTCCTATTCCGACGGACCCTTTAGAGAGTCCTGCGGAGGTGACTTTTTCAATGGAATCGATGTTACTCCTAAGTTTATCCGCTCGATCGACATGCGCAAAGCTGCGTTATGTCATCTAGTGAACATCTTAGCGAGTATAGCTCTGCCTGGGGGGACTTTAGAAAATTTTCTCCTTTCATTCGTGAGAGACAGGAAGTTGCCTCTAGTCCCATATCAGGAGAGCTCCTTCTCCGGTGTTTGGATAACACCTGAGAGGGCTCGGACCAAGAAACTTCTGACTCGGAAAGATCCTAAAAAGCCATATATCGACTTCATGCGCGCCTACGTTCCTCGGAGCGTAAAGCGTCATTTCGTCGATAGTCGTGGATACTACCTATGGTTCCTCATGAAGAACTCTCAAGTTCTTTTTAGCGGTCCATGGGAAGATAAACACGACAGGATCATTCCAACTCAGACGTCATCGGTAC